ATAGTTCCAAAAAGTTAGTTCTTAACCAATTCATTATACTTCTTAAAACACTAGGATTATAATCCACTTGTTGTTTTAAATCTTCGATAATTTGCTTTGAATAACCGTCAAATTCAACTGGATTAACATAATTATCTGATTCGCTTTTTTCTTTTGTTTTTTTAAGATTTTTATTAACTAATAAAGGAGATAATTTAGGATCAATACAATGAGCCACTTCGTGGGAAATAGCATTATAAAAAGCACTAAATAATAAACTTTCATCGGTTACACTAGTTTTTAAATTGTGTGGGAAAATCTCAATAGTAGAAACTAAAGGAATGTACTGAGCTATTTGATTGCTAGTAGGACTTTCAGGTAATATTTTTATGTTTATTTCTCTATTTTGTCCAGAATAAGGATCTTTAAATTTCCATGGATCAAAAGAAGAAACATATTGTGATTTAACCAAATAATAATTCAATACAGCATCAACTATATTTTTTATATCTTCTTTTATCTCTTCAGAAAATCTCAATGTTATAGAAGAAACTTTAAATACCCTGCTAAGCCAACTCATATAAAATTATACAAAAAAAGATAATGTTTTCCTATTAAATATGCGATATTTTTTAATTAGAAATGAAAAACACAAGAAAAATTATTTCAATAGAAGTCCAATTCCTATTGCTGATACAATCCACAGAATTATAACACCAAAAACAAGAACAGCATGCCATATTTTAAAATTATCTTCTTCCATTAAAACCTCTAAGACATTTATTACATCCACCACGCCTCTTAAGATTATGCAAGCTAGTATTCCATGTATGCCCACATTTTTTACATTTCCAATCATAAAATGTGTAATTGTTTAAATAATTATTACCCAAGAAGATCACACTCAAAGAATCAGCGATTTTTACTATATCATTAATAGAGTAAATACTGTTTTTTAATCCAATTATTTTCTTTTTGCATTCTGGACACCACACCTTGCCATTTATAATACTGTCTGGTGTTGCTTCCCATTTATGTCCATACACACATTCCCATTCCATTTTTTGTTTACAATTAGTATATTTATCAGAGAGACATTTTCCTCCTCTTGATTCTGCTATTTCCCTCATCTCTTCAATAGTTTTTCTTGCATTGCCAGCACAATATGGACACAAATGTCCTGTTTTAATAGAATAATCAGGACTTTCCCATATATGACCGTTTTTGCATTGCCATGTCAATTTATTGCCAGGTATATGGTCTTTTGATAATAAAATTATATCCTTTTCTTTGGCCATTATTTCTATTTCTTTTATTGGTCTTTTCATGTAACCAGAACAATAAGGACACCATTGTCCATGACCAATTCGATTCCAAGAAGCTTTCCATCTGTGTCTTTTTTTACATTCCCATTCCATCTTTGTGTTATTATTAAGATAAAATTTAGTAATAAGTTTACCTTTTTTGGATTTGGCCAATTCTTCACATTTTTTCAACATAGAAACAATAACAAAATCATCATACGAAAATTTGTCTTCTATTTTATATGATAATTTTTTTAATATTTTAGAAACCCATTCAATTTCAATATTCTTTTCAAAAATCCAATACGGAATTTGTATTAATTTTATTCCCAAAGATTTACATAGCTCTTTTTTATTAAAATCCTTTTCTTTTTGTTTTTTAAAATCTTGTTCGGTTTTGTGGAAATGTTTTACAAACATATAATGCTGTCGTCCCTGAAACTCAAAAGCTAAATTTAATTCTTTACAATATCCATCCAGTTCTTTTCTTCCTCCAAGAATAGTCTTGTTTGATGGGAATTTATGATTTGTTAGTTTTTCGAAAACATATCTACATCTTTCTTCACTCAAATTAATTCGACAATGTGGACACCATGTTTTTCCATTAAAAATGCTCCCAGGAGTTGCAAACCATTCATGACCACCAGAACATCTCCACAAAAGTTTATAGTGTCTTCCTTTGTATTCAGAAGATAAACAATCCCCACCATTATGGTTGGCCTTAATTTTCATGTCTTTGATAGTATATATAAGTTTCTTTTTCTTAACGTCAACAGACTTATGGCTTAAAGGAAGATTATCTAATAATCTATCTCTGTTTGTTTTTTCTGATATCAACTCTCTTTTTTCCATGTGCAACCTTCAGTGAAATGTTTATCTTTTTGCCTCCTTTTATTATACCATCTTTTAAAGAGGCAAGAGGAGTTGTTACATTGCCAACCTGCCCAGCACTGCCACTTTGAATCTTAGACTCTCCAGCCAACGGATTGGCAGCATCAGGACTTAAGGATGGAGCTGTGGGAGCAGCACCAGGTCCAGATAAAGAATCCATAGCAGGAGATGTAGGAGTTGAAGAATCTTGTAACCGACCATATCCCATTTGTGTGAGTTCATCTATTGTTTCTTGAAGTTGTGACATTGCTTTTACTAAATCTTCGAGGAACTCAAGATCAACCTGGGCCTTTTGATCAATCATCTTTTTAGAAACCTTACTAACAAGATCAAGAGCAGTCCGCAAATCAGTTAATTCTTGTTCTCCAGCAAATTTGCTTAAGTTCGAAGAAATAGTAATATTAGATAATTTTTCTAATCTTTCTATATCTTTTAACCTGTTGGCCATATTATTTATGTGAGATAAAGCAGTTTTAAATATTTCTTCCTCTTTTTCTCCAATCAATGATATACATGTTTTATCTGTACATGCAATGGCGTGAGATGAAGCGGATTTTAACAAACCAGGCAATTGAGCATTTATTTCTGCAACCTTCTTCAAGAATTTTGATATATCAATGACTTCAGTAACTCCACATTCATGACAAGCAGGATTTACAACAAAACTGTTCTCTATAAAATTAATCCCATAATTTTTTTCATGTGCATCTAAATCTGCTATTTTGTTGAGTTTTTTCTCACCTTTTATTGAACTACAAATTGGACATTTGTCTTCAGTTCCTCGTGTATGATATTGACATTCGAAAACACCTGATAATTTACGGCCTTTTTGTTCTTTTATATGCCCGCAGTATTCGTGTGGTTTCGATGCATAATTGTGGCAGATAGAACACAGGGAATATGCGACTTGGGCACCCATCGATGTTGATAACATGTATTTTTCTTTAATTCCACGAGCCAAATGTGGATAAGCAACCGCATCAACTCTTGCAATAATCATAATTCCATCACGTTCATCATCATACCAAGAGTGTACTACTTTGCCTCTTGCTTTTTCAACATCATTGTTTTGGTGATTTGTAAAAACTGGTTTTCCAACAAAAGTTGCATAAGACTTTTTTAATTCATCTGTACTAAACCAATCTCCATTATCGTTTGTCTCATTTGCTTTGATTGCAAAACACTTTACATATAATGAATCTGGATGGTCTTTTACTTCTGCTTCTAAATCAAAAATAGGACTATCACCATCTTTGTTGGTTGCTGCCTCTTTGGATGCAATTGATATTTTGAGATTAAGATTTTGTATAAAATCAAATTTTCCATTAGAAAAATCTGGATTATTTAAAACCTCTATTGGCACAAGTGTTGCTGTCGCTCTTTTTTCAAACATTATTTTTTCTCACTTATCTTTGTTATTAATAAGTCCACTTTGCTAGCTGTTTTTGTATATCCTCTTTTATCAAATTTGTCTGCTATCTTAACCAGTCTTTCTACCACTGAACTTGTTTTAGGAAGTTTTCCAGAAACAATTAAATCTTTGAAATCAGTTAAAGAGGCAAATAATCCTTTTTTGTTTTGGATTTCCCAAAAACTATACCACAATTTTTGTAATTCATTTCCAACCATTGAATTGTTCTTCAAATAATTCAAAAATATAATGTCATTTTGACCGGCAAAATAATCTGCAATTTGTTTAGAAACTCCATTGTCCTGTGCGATTTCTGATGCCAAAGAATAAGGATCATTTTGATAATAAGTTTGTTCTGTTTGTGCTGGCTGTACTGATTCTACTTCTTGTTCCTCTGGCATTTCTTCCAACGACTCATCTGATTGTATTTGTTCAGATATAAGTAAAATATCTTTTTCTTTTTGATTTACTGCGTTAGTTAAATTTTGACCAGACTCATCTACTATTCCTTTTCCTATCTTCTGTTGAATAATAGACTGCTTTAATTCGATTGATTTTAAAACGGCAGCATGAATGTTTTTAGTCGCTAAATCCAATCTTTGTCCTATTAGATTCAAGCGGTCTTCAATAAATTTCTGAGCATCAGGATATGCACTCTGTAAAGCTGACAACGCTTCTTCAAGACTGTCAAATCTGCCTAGTGTTCTTAAAGTGCCTTGAGTTGCAGTAGAACTCATTGCTCTTGAACTTTGAGTCAATACATATTCAGCTTTGCTTGTAATTTTGGCTTTTCCCCATTCATTGTACACAGGAGCCGATTCCATTTGTGGCAAACTTTGTTCTCCAGGAACTGGCAAGTGGGTTTTGCTGACCATTCCATATTCGGCACCAGTTGGTTTATTATATTCAAGAAGTTCTTTATTTTCTTCTTTGCCAGCAGCAATGTCTTTGATATCAACCCTGTATGCCCCTCGAACTCCTACAAATATCTGGCCACTCACTCCAGCATGAGAATAGTTTCTGTCTTTGACTTTATATATAGCAAATTCCTCTTCTGGAAGATATTTTAATACAACATAATCTAACATATCTAATATTTTGCCTAGTTTATATCCTAACATAGCTCCATCAGCACCTTGCTTAGTTGTGAGATTGTGTAGTTTTGGACCATATTGGAGTATATTATTCTGTATATCTGGCCCTCTTACTCTTCCTAATAAATTGCCTACAAATTTAAGAACTTGATCTGCTTGAGGTCCATAGGTCTGTTTTATTTGTGCTACAAAGTCTGGATATTCAGAAAGAGTGGATGGCATTCCATTCTGCTGCAAAGATTGCATAAAAAACAACAGATTGTCGGCTGATGTATGAGATTTCATTATTGGATGATCTGAAGCATTTTTCTGCATTTCAGAATAAATACTATCAATAAGTTCTGATTGTTTTTCCAATATAGACGCTTGGCCAGCCAAAACATCCATATGTGCAGACATGAATTTTAATCCCATATTCCCTTGTTCTGGATCTAATGTAAATGCTCCTTTTCCATACAACATAGGAGGATATATATGAGGCATATCAAATCCGTTTGGACGTTTAATCGGCTGAGCATGGAATCTTAGTTCTGGAGCTTTCAAGAAAGTCAATAACAATTTTAACTCTTCTTGAGTTAATTGCTTATACATCTCTACATCTTTTGGATAAGATCGTTTTGATTGAGCTTTTATTAGGTCTGATAAATTTCTCTGTGATTGTGGAATTGTACCGAATATATTCCAGACCTTTTCTATGACAGAAGACTGCTTTTTGATTAAAATTGCTTTTCTTTTGATGTCTTCTTCTGCATCGATTTTAGGCTTAAAATAATTAGTTACAAATTTTGTCCATTCTTCTTTTTTGTTCTGAGACTCTTTTTCATTTGGAGAATACATGCCATTATAATTATCTTCCTCAGTATGATGTACTGCCCACAACAATTCGTCTCTTGAGTTAACATCCCATAATTTAGACATAGGATATTTAATTGCTCCGCTTGCTAATCTTTGAAATACTGGAGGAAATGTATCTGGCATTTTTTCCAGATCAAATAAAAATCTTTGCCAGTATGCTTTAAGAGATGGATTTTGCTTCAAGAAATCATTTTGCCCTTGAGCTGCCATAAGCTGTGAATTTATTTTTTCTGCCCATTCTTTTATTTTGGGATAATACATTTTTTGTTGAGAAGCTCCTGGACCACCTTCAACACATTTTTTAGAATAATATGGCAATGCTGGACAACCAATATTATCAAGCATATCTACCAATTTAGAAAATCCAGGTGCCATTTGGTCTAGTTCGTCTTTTACTGTATCTGCCGAATCAATAGGTAATAAATGTTTTGTAAAAACCAAACGCAAATAATTAGGATCTATTTTTAAATCTTTTGTCAAATCAATAATTATCATTCCTGATTCAGTATTAAGTCTTTGTATTAATAGTGGAGCAAAATTTTCTGCTATATTTTCTTTTATTAATTGTAATCTTTTGTGATCTTCAATTGGACATTCATCTACAGTTAAATTGACAGCTGCCCTATAACGGGTACAGCCACCATAAGCTCCCATACTTTCTTTGTCTAAATAAGCAATATGTAATAGACCATCACTTAGAATTGCTTCTTTGGCTTCTGCTTCTTTTATCATTGGTTGAATATCAAATGATTCGGTTTTGGTACAGGCTTCTTTAAGAAGTATTTCTTTTATGTCTGGCTCTGTTCTTTGGCAGGCCTCTTTAAACAGAATGTCTTTTATATTATCCATTTTATTTTCCTGTTAAATTCCTACAGAAGAAGCAACTTTTTGTGTAAGCCATTTTTTCAAGTCTCTTGAATAGTCTTGTGGAGGTTGTGTAAGCATAAAGTCTCTATTTTTAAAAGCATGTTCTGATGGAGAATCTATAACTAAATAAGTGCCTCCCATTCCGCCCTGAAGAGCAACCTTATATATATATCCAAAATCTACAGCTTCAAAAAACCATTTACAATCCCAGTCCTTTTTAGCAGGGGTGCCAAAAGTTTTTTTCATCATATCAATAGTTATTTCCTTAATAGGCAAAGAATACGTATAATTCCACAATTCATGTCCTTGATTAACCTGCCTAAATTCGAGCATTGTATGCCCAGAAGTCTGGGCTATCTTCTCTAATACATTGTTTAATGTTTCACTATAATCGTTTCCTGTTTTGTTTATTTTCATAATTTACCCCTTAATGTGTCTAGGAATGTCTATATTAATTAAATCACTTTTCCTGTAATTAACAGCATCATTTGGAAATCTAACTCCCCACTTTTCTTTTGCATGTCTCAATGCACCCATTAATGTCGGAAAATATTCTCCAGTTGGAGCATATGCCTTATGTTTTTTCTCCAATGGCATCTTTTTATGACCAGCAAAAAACGCTTTTCCATATCTTCTAGAAATTGCAGGACCAACAACAACATAATAATTGTGTCCAGAATAATAATCATGTCCTTCCCATCTATAATAAGAATGAGGAAGAATCTTATCGAATTTCTTTTTTACACCAATGGATTTAGGACCGTAGTGTTCTTTCCATTGAATTCCACGATCTTTTATTCTTTTAAGTCCTGCTTCTTTTAACCACGACATTTTATTTATTATTTCCTCTCATTAATAAGTGGAGAAGTCAAGGATTCTAACATAATAAAAAACTCAGAAAAATAAACCATTTCCCTTTTATTTTAAAACACGAGCCTCTGGTACTCGTCCTGTTTCCCATATTTCTAGAAGTTCAGAAGATAATCCATTTATCTCCGATAAAAGATATTTGATACTGTTTTTTTGTCTTTCAGTCATTGAATAATGGTTTGTTTTTGTTGTAAAAAACTCATATCGTATCCTACTGCTTTTTCTAGATATTTCTTCAAGCCATTCTATCATAAGTTGGTTTTTATGAGTGTTTTTAATTGCTTCATCAAGATTCTTTATATATCCACTATCGTCTGTAGAATACGGAAGTGCAGTTTGAGCCACTTTATCCAATAATTCCCCAAATTGATCCCCTGCTTTACTGATATTCATCAGACTCCTCCTCTGTTAATAAAACTATAATCTGTCCAGGCAACTCTTCCCCATAAATATCTGTCATATCATCAGCACAAACAGTTATATAATGTGCTTCACCATCCATAATAAGAATGAGGAAGAATCTTATCGAATTTCTTTTTTACACCAATGGATTTAGGACCGTAGTGTTCTTTCCATTGAATGCCACGATCTTTTATTCTTTTTAATCCAGATGTTTTAAACCAAGACATTTATTTTTCCCTGCTAATAAAACTCAAATAAACTATTCTATATAATCACCTATTAATTTTTGCAAAATTGAACAAGCCTGTTGTAACCTTTTGTGGAAATCTTCAAATCTGTGTTGAATTGGTCCAGGGACTCCTTGATAACTTTTTCTGCTATCTATTTCCTCCATTACTCTTCTTAAGTTATATAACTTATCTGTTAAATTAACTAATATATGCATGTTCTTTTCACCAAAATAAGGTACAAACACCTCGTTAATTGTATTGAAATATTTAGGCCCCAAAACTGGCTTTTCTACAGGAGATTGTTTTTTCCATTCCTCTGTCGGTGGCCATTCAGCATTCAAGTCTGTATCATTAACTCGTGAAGGACTTTGTGCTATTTTATCCAATATTTCACTATATTGATTTCCTGTTTTACTGATTCTTTGCATTTCTATTTCCTTTTTTAAAATCCCATAATAAAAAAACGCAAACAAAATTAAATAGTAAATGAATCAAAATCAATTCTGGTTTCTTCTCTAAACCACTTTTTTAAATCTTCTCTATTAGGAACTGTACCATTTTCTTTACACATTACATAGTATTTCCCAATGGCTTGTTCTTTTGTTGAAAAATCACTACTTGAATCAATAATTCCAACCCCATCCCAATCTTCGTTTTGATCCTTGTCTTCATATTCTGGACCTATAGGATCTGTTGAAGAAAATTCTTGAGCCATTTTTCCCAATAATTCTCCAAACTGATCTCCAGATTTACTGATATTCATCAGACTCCTCCGCTGTTAATAAATCTATAATCTGCCCAGGTAGCTCTTCTCCATAAATATCTATTATCTCCTCAGCACAAACCGTCATATAATGGGATTCACCATCCATAGACCTTAATGATGCTTTCTTTGTTTGTTTTGACTCCATTGCCTTCTTTATGTAACTAACAGCAACATTTTGAACAGCCTCTGGCTTCTCTTGAATAGTCTTGTCGTCAAATCTGACTATTGTCCAACCCCTCATTGCTAATAAATAATCCCTTTCCCTGTCATGTTTAATCTGGTCTGGATTTCCGTGCCATACAGATCCATCCACTTCGAATCCTACTTTTATCATAGGAAAGGCAAAATCAATTAAATAAGGCTTCCCTCCATTTGGGTTATCTACCTTGTGCTGGAAATAATACGGTATTTTTAAATCCAATCCAGAATGAACATTGTCCAACATTTTCCTAAATTCCTGCTCAATTCGGGTAAATTTCACAAAACCATATTGCATGGGCTCTTCTTGCTCTGCCAAGGCCTTTGCTTTGCTCTTTTTAATTATTTTCATAGGCCTACCTTCAGCAGTCATTCCTCCTCCACCAGGTGCCCCACCTGGAGCCCCACCACCCATGTCTCCTCCAGGCATACCACCCCCAGGCATGCCTCCCATTCCTTCAGGCGGAGCTGCTCCACCACCTGGAGCACTAATTCCTCCGCCACCGCCACCACCCATGCCACCTAGTCCACCCATTCCTCCACCACCAGCTCCAAGCTGAGCACCCATAGGCCCTGCTTGAGCCATCTCGTATCTTAATCTTTCAATTTCTTGATCATAATTCAAATCAAGCTCTTCACACAAGGTTTGAGTTGATACAACCTGCTTATCATGTAACTGCATAAGCAATTGATAATATTGTGTTTTGTCTTTAAGATTTAAATCATTCCACTTAATAGAAGGATATAACCATATCTTTTCTCCAGCTTGCTCACTTGCTTCTTCATCAATAAGCCCTTTCATCTGAGCAATTGGCCTAAAAACCTTTTCTTCTACCCAATTGGCAAGAGTATTTCTCCACGCTTCAATTCTTCTTATTAAAACCTCAACTCCAACTTGAGCGGACTGATAACCACTATTGCTTGACACAAACTCAAAGCCATCATATTTTGCAACAAAAGTGCCTGTTTTTGTCTCTAAACAATAAACTGAACCACCATATTTTACTTCGTCCACAGACGTTATTTGTATATACAAACCATTCTTCATCAGGGTAGAAATGGTCTTGCCACTCTTAATTAATTCAACCAATTCTCCTGCTGTCTTTTTCCCACAAAGAGTTAGAATTCCATCGTTATCCCTGACAATAATCTTATGATCTTTAGTACATTTAAATAAAACTTTATTTCCCGATTTTATTTCATATATATTCTCTACATTGTCATATTTAAAGACCTGTTTCGGCTTGTCATAAACGAAAAATCCTCTTCCTTTATCATTCCACATCAAAACATCATCATTGACTGTTATATCAGCAATCGGTTTATATCCGTCTGCTGTTTCAATAAAATGATCTGGAGTCAAACACATCTCACCGTTCAATAATGCTTGATTCAACATCAATCCATCTAACATTTCTTTGTCAATATGCTCTAACTCCTGGCCAAGTTGTAAAATTTTGCCTGATGCCCCATACCATTCGTAGTTAAAATTATGGTGTGTAACCAATGTCAAATTGGGGTCATTTGCTACCACAGATAGCATTTGATTTGCCTCAGCTATGTCAGCAGGACTTGCAGGACGAGTATCAGAACCTATTTTAACAACACGAATAGGAATAATTAATCTCTCAGCAACGATCCAATTTGCTGTCATTATTTTTGTTTTATATGCCAATGTAGTAAATAATCTACGAAGAAGTGATGTTCCATATGTTCCATATGGAACTGGCATGTGTTTTATATGGCTTACAACTCTAGAAGACAGTGGAATAGGTTTTTTTGCCATAATAAGTTGTTTGAGTTTTTCTGGCAATCTATCATAAATGTCTTTTGGTTGTCTTGTAGAAACTATTCTTATAATTTGATCATCCGGAATCATTACTATTTTGGGCTCATCTGCAAAAATAGTATCTACAACTTCTATCCAGTCTGGATTTAATATTTTAACTCTTGATATTGTTCCACCTGGATGATTACATGTTTCTCCAGTTAAAGGATTAACGGGACTCCCGTGACAGGTGGAACAGCCTATATCTGTGTGTACAAACACATCACCCAACATAAAATATTCTGAAGATATTTGTTTTAGTATATTAACAAGATCAAGACGTTTAACTTCTCTGTCATAAAATCTTAAAAGTTTCTCATAGTGACTCAGAGGCTTTGAGTGTGTTATTCCATCTGGCCAAACTAGTTTCATGCCATTGATAGGAAACTGTGAATAAAAATCTATACCAGCTGCAACCTTTGGCTCGGAATTATGTACAACACATCTATTTACACAATACGAGTGTATGTTTTCTATTTCTAGATCATATACCCATCCTGTATATCTTTCTTCTGCGATTTTATTAACTTTTCTATAAATTCTATTTCCGAGATGCAGATATTCTCTAAATTTAACATGATGGGATTTAGATGGTTGTATTTTCTTTGAATATTTTTCCAATATTTCACAAGAATGACGAGAAATACGAATGTTATTCCCTAAAAATGTTTTTTCTGCTCTTTCTTCTATAGTGGTATTATGTGAGAATGTTAAACCTAATTTCTCACAAATAAAAGATAATTGAGAAGCCAACTTGTTTGAATGAGTAATAATCTGACATCCATTTGTCTTATTATAACATCCATCTCCATCTATAAAACCAGAAAGAAAAGATAAAAGTTGTTCTTTGTTTGCTTGATTTATAAAGTTTTCATTAATAACCTTAGTCTTTGCTCCTTTGCCACAAAACTCATACATTTCTTTTGATAAAGGTGTATTACTGACTCTTATTTCCTTAGCATTTACTCCATTTTCATAAGTACTTACTGAAACTTTGTTATTTTGCGACTTGTTTAGATAATTAGTTATTTTGTTACCAAACAATTGTTCAGTGTCATTAAATTCTTCACTGTGTACAGTAAATCTAATACCTTTTGGATTATGAATTCCTTTATAATCATACCAGTAATAGCTTCCTTCAGCAGCAAAGGCTCCAAAAACATAACATTTTTCATTAGACCAATCTAGTCCTTTACCTATCTTGGTGGCTGGGGTAAAAAGATAAGAATTTAAACTTAAGGAACCAGCTCTGGACCATGTTTCTACAAACTTTACATCACCATATTGTTTTTTTCTTTCGTTTTTACGTCTGGCAGAAGGAGTTGTTAAGTGGTTTTTTTCCCATTCCGCTTTATCTATTCTTGGTAT